AACATTGAGTATCTAAAATACTTAGATAGTTTGCTAACTAACGATGCAGAAATCATTTGCAGTCCTTCAGAAGATTATCAATGCGAGAATATTGACTTAGCATTTAGTAGTCCACCGTACTTTAACTTAGAAAAGTATAGTGATGAGCCTACTCAATGTATGGTTAAACATACTACAATGGATGATTGGTTTGATGGGTATGTTGCACCAACAATGCAACAGATACACAAAGGATTAAACAGTGATGGAATATTTGCTACAAATATTGCAGACTATAAATCATATGGAAACAAAGAATACTTTGTTGTGGATAGATGGATCGAACTTGCAGAGCAACTTGGATTCAAACACGACACAACAATTAAGATGATGCTAAACACTAGGCCTGGTGTTGGCAATGATAAAAAAGAAGGCCGAGAGAAATGGGAAGGCATATATGTCTTTACTAAAAACTAAAGGATAAAACAAACTATGAATAACTATATTTTTACAAGCGAAAGTGTAAGTGATGGACATCCAGACAAAGTCTCGGATCAAATCTCAGACGCATTAGTTGATGCCGGACTAAAGAACGGTGATGAAACTACACGTGTCGCAATTGAAACACTTGTAACCACTAACCATGTAACGTTGGCGGGTGAAGTAAAGAATTTTAACGTAAGCAAAGACGAAGTAAAACAAATCGTAATTGACAAAGTTAAAGAAATCGGATACGAACAAGATGGATTCCATTGGGATAACCTAAACATCTATAACGAGATTCATTCTCAATCAGGTGACATTGGATTGGGAACAGACGACTTTGGTGCAGGTGATCAGGGTATTATGTTTGGCTATGCAACTAATGAAACTGAATCATTCTTACCATCACCAATTCATTACTCACATGAAATTCTAAAGAAATTAAAAGAATACAGACAAGAGGGATATGATTTTTTACTACCAGATGCAAAATCACAAGTAAGTATTCAATATGTAGGCGGAAAGCCTGTACGTGCTGATCAAGTAGTGGTATCACATCAGCACAAGGAAGGATTTGTGCATAGTTGTGTAGCACCAGTAAAAGACGCAGTTAGAGAAACAATGGGAGATTTAATCGACAATGACACAGTTTGGCATATCAATCCTACAGGCAATTTTTGTATTGGTGGTCCTGATGGCGACACAGGACTTACCGGGCGTAAGATTATCGTTGATACTTATGGTGGCTATGCTCCCCACGGTGGCGGTGCTTTTAGTGGAAAAGACCCCACCAAAGTCGACAGAAGTGCAGCATACATGGCACGATGGTTAGCCAAGAACATTGTAGCAGATGACATGGCAGATTGGTGTCAAATTCAATTGTCTTATGCTATTGGTGTTAAAGAACCTACATCAATTTATATTGATAGTAATGGACATAACAGAAGTATTGAAAAATTTATTAAAGAAAATATTGACCTAACACCAAAAGCCATTATTGATAAATTTGATATGTATAACTTCTATGGTTATAGTGAGAATTGTGTATATGGACACTTTGGCAATAAAGATGTTCCTTGGGAGAAAATTGGTTGGTAAAACTATATCATTTCACACACAGAAAAACTGGAAAGAAATATTTAGGACAAACCACTAGAGATTTAAATGTTTATAACGGATCAAGCGTAGGTTGGTTAAAACATTTAGATCTACATGGATACGACTATGATACTGAAATACTTTTTGAATCTAATGATGAAAAAAGATTTAAAGATATGTGTAAATTCTACAGTGAAAAGTTTGATGTTGTGAATAATAGTGAATACTTTAACCAACGACCCGAGCATGGAGGTTCGCTTGGTGGCAATGCTAACCCTAATTACAAGACTGGAAAGTATTCAGGACGCACAGACAACCCTGAACTATACAAACAATTAGATAAGCAGAAACATGCTGAAACTTGGGAAACTACTAAACAAAGAGCACACTCTAGGATGAATTTCTTTTATCATAAACGCATGGGTAATAAAGAACGTGCAGAATACTATTGGAATATATGGTATAGTATGGCCCCAAAGAAAAGTAATAATAGACAAGCACTCTGGAAAACAGATACATTTGACATGTGGTATAATCGAAAAGGCAACGACTTAGACTTTAGAAAACTATCACTTGACAAACAGTTCAAGATGTCTTATAATAGTAACACATTAGGAGAAAAGCATGATCAATAAGATTAAGCAATTGTTTAAGAAGAAAGACGCTGGCTTGTCTGATAAAGACAAAGCTACAGCTAAAGGTGAGCCATACGTTAAAGTTTTAGAAGTAAACTTTGATAAAGACAATCCTGGCGATGGATACTTTGAGCTAGAGTGGAATAATATCTTTGTTAAACAATTGTTAGAAGCAGGCTATAGTGGTGACAATGAAGAAGAGATTGTTGACTTATGGTTTACAACTCTTTGCAAACAAATATCAGAAGACATCTAAGGAGAATATGTTGAGTTATATTTTAGTAGACGCAGCGAATATGTTTTTTCGTGCGCGACATGTAGTACAACGTGGTGCAGACGCAAAAGATAAAGTTGGTATGGCATACCATATTATGTTTGCAAGTATTAACAAAGTGTTTCGTGAACAAAAAGGCACACATGTTGTCTTGTGTTTAGAAGGTCGTAGCTGGCGTAAAGATGCATATGAGCCATACAAGAAGAATCGTTCGGCGGCACGTGCAGCACTTAGTGAACGTGAACAAGAAGAAGATCGTATGTTTTGGGATGCGTTTGATGAACTAAAGGTATTCTTTGAGAAGCGTACAAACTGTACAGTACTACAAAATTCGCAGTGTGAAGCAGATGACTTTATTGCACGTTGGATACAGAATCATCCTAACGACAAACATTGCATTGTAAGTAGTGACAGTGACTTTTATCAATTGCTTGCTCCTAACGTACAACAATACAATGGTATTACAGGGCAACTTATTACAACTGAAGGCATCTTTAATGACCGCGGTAAGCCTGTTATAGACAAGAAAACTAAAGAGCCTAAAGAGATAGGTGACCCACAATGGTTGTTGTTTGAGAAATGCATACGTGGTGACACTAGTGACAACGTGTTTAGTGCTTGCCCAGGTGCTCGTAAGAAAGGCACTAAGAACAAAGTAGGTATGCTTGAAGCATTCGCTGATAAAGACACTAAAGGCTATAACTGGAATAACTTTATGCTACAACGCTGGACTGATCATAACGGTGAAGAGCATCGTGTGTTGGAAGACTATCAACGCAACATGCACATTATTGATCTTACAGCACAACCTGACCATATTAAAGCAGAGCTTGACAATGCTATCGTTCAGCAAGTGCAAAAAGAATCCAAGTCACAAGTAGGTATACATTTTATGAAACTATGTGGCAAGTGGGGAATGCAACGGACTGCCGACAATGCATCCGATCATGCAGAATATCTCAATAAGTCATACGGAGTATAAATCATGGCAACAGGAAGAAACACAAAAAGAAATAAAAAATATGCAGGAGCGTTTGAAATGGGACTAAAAGTAGAAAAAGAACAAAATAGTGATACTATGTGTTTAAATGGCTTAACCGAAACACAAATTTCACAGTTAATTCAATCAATGGAAGTTAATCCTACAATTGAAGCACACATCAAAGAGCCAACACTACAATGGGTTAGGCTACAGCTCGAAGAGCAAAAACAAGGTGGTGCATGGAAACGTAGAATTAGGGAGGCAGGACATGTCATCTGAGTTAATTATTGAACGTGATGAGTTAGAGCAGAAACTAAAAACACAAATCATGGAAGTTAGTTTTACTAAAATCAATGGTGACAAACGTGTTATGCAATGTACTCTTAGTCCAATTGTTCTACCGCCAGCAACCAAAAAAGATCCACTTACACAAGAAAAAGTTCGTAAGATTAACGAAGAAGTTATGAGTGTATGGGATACAACCGCTGAAGGATTTAGAAGTTTCCGTATGGCAAATATCACAGAAGTAAAACGCATAGGAAGTGTATGCTGGTGTGGACATAGTAAAAACTTGCCACGCTGTGATAATACACACAAGAGTTTATAATGTAATGTACACAACTAAAGAATTAATCAAAGATAAGTTCTGGATTGTTGAAGTAGGTTCTAGTAAAATAGGAACTATTCGCAGACAAGAACTTGTCTTTGAATTCTTTGATCAACGTGATAAAAGTATCACCATGTTAGATACACTTGATGAGTTTAAAGAAGTTGAACGCAAAGAAACTGTATCTACAGAAAGCCAATCATTAAATGGTTATCCAACCAATAGCGCCATTGTTCTACCTGTAGAACATGATAGTTTACCTTTGTTTCGTAAAGCAGAAAAAGGTAAAACTACATATGCCGCAGGATATTATATATTAAAATATCATGGCATGGGATGGCAACATGCGTATTGTCCAAAGGTAGAAACCTTAGACAAGTATCAGTACCAAGGCCCATATTTTACTGAATGGGATATGAACTTACAATTAAAAAAGGCAAAAACAAATGACAATTAAAGGAACAATAGTATCAATAGCAATGGTTATTACACTAATGGTATTTGCAGCATCGCAATCAAAAGCACAAGTAGAACCAATATTACCTCTGCCAGTATTACCTGCGCCACCAGAGGTAGATGAACAAGAACTACCGCCTGCACCACCACAGATGTACAGAGTAAACAGAAACGTGCCATGTGCAGACTTTAATTATGTGAAATCATTATTAGCCGCTCGTGAACAAAAACCTATCGCACAAGGACGATCATTAGATCCAAGTGAACTGATGACTCAATTTGTTTTAACATATAATGAAACAGATGGTACATTTAATATTATTGTAGTTGATGCAAATAATAAAATAGCCTGTAACCTATATAGTGGGGCAGGATTTATGCCTATAATGGCCGTAAACTAAGCATATAATTCTCTTTTTGTATAAATACATGTAATAAAGTACAAAGAGAGAAATAAAGTATGGCAAGACCTAAACCGGATATCATGTTAGAAATTGTTGATAAAAACTATAACACCGAACAAATACTAAACGCTGAGGCAATCTACGCAGTATACCATGAAGATAAACCTATTAACCTACGCACAATGAATACGTTAGTAAACTATCCTGGACCAAAATACAAAAAAGTTAGTTTTAGTAATAGTGGCCATGCATTTAACTTAGCAGATAGATTGAATAAGAAATTTAATACAACTGCTTTTACAGTAGTAAGGTTACTCGAAGGTGAAACCATTAAACGAGATTCGGACGATACAAAATAATTTGATAGAACAATTATTACCTGAGATTAAAATCGTAGGTAATAGTTCAAGAGTTTTGTTTTTAACACCGACATCGTTAAGGTTAACAAAGAAGGGCTGTAAGCTATTGGAGTCAAAATGCAGAAGTTGGACTGTTGAATCGCCTGGCAAATTGTCAGGTAATTTTATAGAACTACAGAAAAAAATGACGTATCCATATTATATAGATAAAAATGATATGGTGTTGTTTAGCGAGAAAGATGCATTTATGGCAAGGTTAGCTGGCACAAAGGGTTGGCTTAAAGGAAAGACTTAATATTAAATATTGCACACTATTTAGAGTGTAATATAAAGTTCATATACAAAGGGGAACTACAATGAATAACTGGCAAGAGATGATTCAAAACCGTCACACAACATTCGCTTGGAGTGACAAAGAAGTAACCAAACAACAGATACAAGAAATACTAGACGACCATTTTAATTATGTACCTAGTAAACAATCAATGCTTCCATACACTATTAAAGTATTAGACTGGAGTGATCCAGAATTACGTAATCAAATATTTGCATGGACACACAGAAATGAAGACCATAGTGTAGAACAAGACTTGGGCAACCCACAAGTTTTGGCTCCTTGGTTGTTGGCATTTTGTCCAAGACATCCAATAGAGGATGTTGAATACGATGTATACAAAGGCGAGAAAAGAAGAACATTTTTTGAAAAAATGTCACACATGGAAATTGGTATTGCAAGTAGTTTTATAGTATGGAGTGCAGAGTCACGTGGATTATCTACAGGATATTGTGGATGTTTGAACGAGCTTGGAACTAAACCATTATTGGATACTAAGCTGTCTTTAGGCGAAGATGATCCAGAAGGAGTAGCAGTGCTACTTGGTATTGGATACAAAGACGAAACTAATCCAAAAACATATATGGACCCAAGAACTAATAAACCTACTCCAATACCAAATAATTGGAATAACGATAATAAACGACCAGATCAGTCAGTTTATGTAGAATGGAAATAATATGGCAGACAAAGACGAAATAGGAAAACTAGAAGTATCATTACGTATACTAGGCAATGAAATAGTAGGCCTAAAAATGATAGTAGATGATTTTAAAATTAAATGGTTAGTGTACGGAGTAATTACTCTAGTAGCACTAGGTTGGGCCGCAAGTAGTTTTGGCCCTGCACTATTTGACATGATAGCAACAGACTAATGAAGCTCGATGACGAAGTAGAAGTTTACTGTACTGATCATGAATCAACTGCCAGCGGAACAATCGTTGGCATTAACAAAGACTCCATTAGGGTACTACTTAATGGAGTTCCACTTTGGTTTAGTAGAACTAAAACTGGAGTGTATGTAGGAAACTCCCATGGAATGGAGTTTGTAATAAAGACAAATATATGAAAAAATTAGACTTACACGGATACAAAGTGCATGATGCATGGAAGCTGTTTAATGATACAGTAGAATTATCGTATGCTAAAGGCTTTAAAAAGATTATAGTAATAACCGGACACGGTAAAATGTCAGAAGAAATCAAAGGTTGGGTTAATGGAAATCCATTAACAATAGCAGTTGACCCAGATGGGCGTAACACTGGATCTTTTTTAGTTAAATTAAAGAAAAATCAACAAAAACAAACACACGATAAACCTGCTACAAAACCAAGTAGATTAGCAACAGCAGAAGATTTAGCTAAGTTAGTTGCTAAATTTAACACTTAATCTACTAACTTAGAAAAACGATATCCGTCTTCACCTGTTCCACCACATGTTTTAATACATAGTTTGGTGGGATTAGATTCCCAACCTGGTATATAAATATCATGTGCGTATATTTTATTGTTGATAATATCTTTAATAGAATGTTTACTGATATTATTCCAATCTGGATCTTCTATTAAACTCACATGTAGTTTATTATCTAGCTCTCTCAATCTATTTTCAATCTTAGATTCATTTGCATAATGACAGCAAGGCCATACAACCTGATCTTCATCTATGTAAAAGTCTCTGTTGGTTTTAGAATGAAAATCACATTTAATGCAGTTGGTTGATTGTGTCAATTACATTCTCCAGTTCGCTGTTAGGTATTAATCCAGGAAACCCTTCCCGTCTATTTATTTTAAAGTTAATCTTTATATCACTCATCTTTGCTATTTGATGTGCTTTATGTATCTGATGTATGTTCCACGTAAAAACTAACATTTCCCATATACCTTTGCCACCATTTCCAAACCAACTATGCATGTTCTCCCATGCCTTATTAAAGTCAACACCTTCTCTGTACTTCCAATTAGTGTCGTGATCGATTCCGTCTATACAAAAGAATATATGAAGGTTACTATAAGTAGTCGCAAGACGTTTATAGAAGTTAGGACTTCTTAATGCACCGTTTGTCATTAGTTCTAGTTCGTAACCTCTATCAGTTGCAAGTTTTATAAACTGCTCTATTTGAGGATGCATCATAGGATCTCCATACTCACCGCATAATGTAATTATATCTACATCAACACTACTTAAATTATTAAGTGTATTTTCGAACTTTTCGATAGGATAATGAGTGGGTGTAAAGTTATCTATATCAATAGTTCTTTGACATGATGCACATTTTGCCTGACAAAAACTAGTAATTTGGAACTCAAAGTTGTATTTCATACTGTATTTATCTGTAAAAAAGATGAAATAAAAGGTTGACAACCAAGACATCTTACTGTATACTGTAAGTATAGTTAATAAAAGAAAGAAGATTTAATATGTCAACAACGTTAAAAAACACAATTTCAGAAGTTATCGGCGGTGCATTGTTTACTATATTTGCTCTAGGGTGGATTGATGTATTGTGGATGTTTGGTGTTGAAAACAGCAAGGAGTATACATGGTGGTATTTAATTCATTTAATGGGTCAATAAAGACTTGACAACTGAATGCAAATACTGTAACATGTATATATAAGTCAACTAAAAGAAGGAAGTAAAATATGTCAACTATATCAGAAACACGTACCGTTAAGATTAGTGAAGCAACAACCCTCATTACACGAGCGTTTAAAAAGAAACGCCCTGTATTTTTATGGGGTCCTCCAGGAATTGGTAAATCAGAATTAGTTAAACAAATTGGTGACTCAGGTGCACTTGGTAAAACACATGTTATTGACATGCGTCTTGCATTATTTGAGCCAACTGATTTGCGTGGTTATCCTGTGCCAAATATGGAAACAGGTGTTATGCAATGGCTACCACCAGCGGACCTACCAAGTGAAGAACTTGCCGCACAATATGATACTGTTATTGTATTCTTAGATGAGATGAACTCAGCCGCTCCAAGTGTGCAAGC